ATCTCTATCTAGTAAGTATCGAAAAAATATAACAACAGGCAATATAGTTCTAGTATACTATAGAAACAATCTGTTAATTACTCCGTAAATCGTAATTTTCCAGATTGTTAAAGTGAAAGGCTCGTGACGACAATCATTGCTGTCCTTACCCTGACGTTTTCATTGTAGCAAACCTAAAGCATTTTGTCAATACGTCAGCTAAACATTCACGATCTCGCCCCTTATACAAGCCGTACTGGCATGTGCATTTGCTGCCAATTCATAGTTTTTTATCTCGTCCCAAATCTCGCACATATCGCCGTCCAAGTTATGCAGATACCGCTGCGTTACCTGTAGGCTTGAATGCCGCAATAATCTCCTCACCACATCGACGTCAGCACCGCGCTTACGGATGTCAGTCGCAAAGCTGTGGCGCAATTCGTGTAGCTGAAATCCCTCAAGCCCCGCCTCACGAAATTGTCGCTGTATTTTCTTACGGATGCCGTCAACAGTCAGTGGCTCAAAGTAATTACGCCTTGTAGTTTTAATCCACATATAATCTATCACGCCAGCCGCCCTGATCCACGCGTCTAACCGCTCGCGTGTTGTGTCAGAAATGTACACCCAGCCATCCTTTCGTCCTTTGCCCACTGTATAAATCGTGCGGCCATTCAAGTCGCTCAGGCGTAAGTTCGCGAACTCCTGTGCACGCATTCCTGTGTCGAAAAGTACGCGGATCATCACCTCGGTAAGTAGGTCATCGCATTCATTGAGCACCATCGCAATCTGCTCAGACGTGTACCATTTTCGACGACATGGAACGGGCTTTGGCTTCACCACCATCCGCGTTTTAATTCTCATAGGGTAGTTCATATCACGTAACCACACTATCCACGCCATGATTGTAGCGACGTTGGTTCGTAATGTTGACGAGTTGCACGCAGTGCCAAAATACCCTAGCGCCTTTTTCTCGATCCACCAATTTAACTTTTTGTTTGTCAGTTCCGACATGTCTTCAATACCTGTTTGAACAATAAATCTGCCCAGTACGCTGCGTTTTGTCGCCATGGTCGAGGAGGTTAACTGTTTCACATTTACGCACCACTTCAGGTAAGCTCGCAACTGATTCTCTGCTGGCGTTCGTTTTGTTTTCATCGTAAAACTCCTAAATATCTCAACGTGTCTATATAGATCGTTATAACCATTGGAATATTTATTCCAAGTCTATATAGACCGTTTTTGGTTAATTATTATGAAAAATCACCCATTATACCCTCCATTTTTTAAGCCAAGCTAGCTTTTTAGACAAAATTATTCGCCTAATTTGTGCCAGCTGGCATTGTCTGCTTTACAAATAGCGTTATTGGTTGTCTAATACCTAGCGGCAGACACACAAAAATCACGCCGCCAGATCTCTCCAGGCGCTACCCTCCATTTTTTAAGCCAAGCTAGCTTTTTAGACAAATACCCATATCGCTATACATCTGCGACATCTTCGCTCTACCGTTATAATTCATATCTCGTCTGGCTCTTTCCTCCATTTTCCGTTGTTTCTTCTCTTGCCGCTGCCGCGCCAGTTCGTTGATCGCTCTGGCGATTCGGCTGCGCATCCACAGTAGCGACTGCTCCAGATTTTTTAGCGACCAAACTGACGCGAGGTACCGCTCAGGGTCGCGTTTAGTTTTTGCCACTTCAACTGATTCGTCGAACTCTTGTTTATATTTCTTTTGTCGATTGCGAAACATTGGTAAATACGCGTCATCTTTGATTAGCTCTGACGCTTTGCCGAGGTGTTTACGTATCGTAGCAATTCGTTTATTATCTACAACGAACATATTACCCTCACTTATTTTTGATATAAGTTTGAGGTCAAAAAGAGAAAACCCCAGCAAAAAACATTACTGTTTTACTGAGGTCTCCCTTGCTCGATTGTTGTTCTCTATTAATATAGCAAATTGCGACCACCTAGTCAATCAAAAACCGCCTCCGAGCTTTCGAGGCGGTTTTAACTCAACTATAAAGTAATCCTTTATAGTTTAACCTTTTGCCACTGGCGGTGTCTTACCTCGTGGCTCAGCCAGCAATTTGCCAGTTTTCGGGTCATGCCAGCGGTTCAAGCCTGGGACGCTGTGTACGTCTACCAGGCGCTGCAAGCAGTCGTTGTACATCGAGCCTGGGCTAAGCTGTGGCGTGGTCTCGCCGACGTGCAGCGTCACGCACCTGCACTCGCGAAAATACAAGTTTGATTTGGGGATGGTTATTTTCTGTAGGTTCATGGGTTGATCCTTTGTCCTGGATAAATCAACCCTCTATTAGCAATCCCATTTCGTTCAGCCAGTCTCTGTGTATAGCCAGAATTGCCGAACAGCCCATTTGTGCCGTGCCAGCCGTTCCTCAGGGCGATGCTACCGAGCGTATCGCCACGGCGCACGGCGTAGCTACCAGTGCTTCGCTGAACGTAGCCTGTCGAGGCCGGCGCGCTAACTCGTGGTACTTGCGTCGCTACGCGAGCATTCACCGTCGCCTGCACTTCGGCTGGATTATAGCCTGCTGCCTGCAACCGTGCTACGCGATCATTGCCGCTACCATACACACCTTTCAATACATCAGATACTACTTGGTCATTTACTGCTTTTGAGATTTTTGCTTGTGGTGCTTGTGTGTTTGTAGAGCCATTCCAGATATTAGGACGGTAATAGCCGATAATAGAGTTGCGATAGCCGCCTAAATCCATCAGATTAAACGCGTTGCCGACGTAGATATTGCCACTGCCTTGGTTTTGTCCGAAGAACTTCCCCTGATAATACATCGCGACATGCCCGTACTGTCCGCCACCGAAGATTGCCCAGTCGCCATCACGCATGCCAGCTTGCCCGCCATGCCACGTAAAGCCAAGTGCTTGAATTTCACCTACCTGGTTAGCGTAGCCGCTTGCTCCACCCGTGCGGGTAGCCACCACACGGCCACTCAAGCTAAACATAAACTGCTTAAAGCCTGCCACACAGTTATGCACTTGATGGTTGTCTGCGATGTAAGTATGGTCGCCATCAGTTTCAATATAATATGTCTTTTCTTCGTCCAGAACGTCGTTATTGACGACAGAGACTGTCGGTATGCCAGAGATAAACGTTATCTGCTTACGTACTGGTTTCGTGTTCACATTAAGCTGCCATAAGTCGTAGTTTGACTTGCCGATATTAGTTTCAGTACCAGCTTTCCGCACAAGCTGAATTGAAGCATTATAGCCGTTTTGCCAGGCAATCGCTTGCATTTGCGTAAGCAGCGTTTTAGAGGTCGATGAAATTACATAGTTATTGGCTCGCTTCTCATGACCATCAGCCTTTATATATCCTTCAAGCACTAATTTATTTTGCTCAGCTGCAAAGTTATGCGGGAATTGCTTATCACTTGAATACCTGCCAAGACTATCTAATACCTTGCGTAACTCATCTGACGGGTGGATAGTGCCAGCCCAGGCTTTACCGTTAGAGTGTTTCGTCCAAGTGATATTTAAGCCGAGGCTGTCAATAAACGCTTTCTTTTCGTCGTTTGAAGTGATACGGAAGCCGTGTGCATTACTGTTTTTGTGATAGTAGACTTTATCGCCATCGCCTAGCCAGTAGCCCACTAGACGCAACTCAGAATCGGTCAGGTTAGAACGTGTCCCTGACGCTGGGATAGTAACAGCGATACGGTCAAACTTTGAAATATCTTCAGTCTTAGTCCATGCGAACTTATCCTTGTATTTATCTGGGTTTGTCGCGAGGTCTCTCTGTAGATTGTCGCTCTGGTGCTGAGACATTTTTACAGCTAACACTGGGTGTTCGCCAGACAACATCAAATCGCCAGCTGTAGTACGCATACGATAGATTTTATTGTCGCTTGTCCACAAATCTTTAACCGTATTAACTTTTGTGCCGCTTGAGTTCGTAACCTTGTCTCCAGTTCTTAGGTCGGTAACACGTTTAACACTACCGTCTGCCATCTTGATTATAGCATACTTGGAGTGAGCCTGGAAGCCGTAGCCCTCGTTAAAGCCGCGGCCATTCATGATGTTTACGAACGCCGCAGGACTGGATAGGTCGGTCTTGTAGTAGACGCCCGACCCCATTTGCGCTAGCTCTTTGTCAGGAGCTTCGCAGCCCGAGCCAGCGTCCTGTGGCACATCTAGTCCCATAATGCCAGCAATCGCCGTCTCGCGTTTCTTGGCTAGTTCGCATAAAGCTTTCTCAGTTGCCTTGGAGTACTTGGCTTTTGAGCCGTCAAGGGTGATACTGCCGTTCTCTGAGGGCTTACCTATGATTAAAAATACAGATGATATGATGATAACGCTCGCAACTATCAACACATCTATCCGATTGATGATGAAGTTTTTCAGATTTGAAGTTACTTTTTTCATTTCTCTACCTCTTTAGCTTGAAGCTCCTGAGCCATCTTTCTGTCTTGCCTGTTCTTCTCGCTGGTAACACCTGAGAAGTACATATTCACGCCACCAGCAACTAATAGGGCAGTTGCGGTAAGCTGTTTAGCCACTGCTGTGAAACCCCAGATATCGCCTAGCCCCTGAATGATGAACGCTGCGAACGACAGCAGACCTACTGCGATTGACAGTTTACGGGTTGTCTTTTTTTCTAGTTTCATTTTAGACCTCCTTGTCATCTATTTTCTCTTGACCGAACAGTTTCGTTTGTTATATTCAAATCGGTTTTCAACCGCTCGATCTGCGATGATTGTGTTGCGTATAACGCCCAGATAACGACAAGCATCAATGCGCTGCTAAATGCAGCTGCAACATGCTTATCCATAAACCGTTTCATTTGACCAGTAAAAGTAGCCTCATTAATACCTAGGGTCTTTTCAATCGTATTGAGTCGTCCGGACTGCCGCTCAACGAGGTCAGCTAACTTTTGATATTCTCGCCGGCTAACAGAGTCTTGATTTCGTACAATATCTTTAATTTCAATCACATCTTCTTTAATGTGCTCAACATTCGCCTGCAATGCTCCGAATTCTTTTGCTGATACGTCCGTGTTGTTCATAATTTTTTCCAATAAAAAAGCGATCACGGCTCGTGATCGCAATTTCTTATACCCGTATTATACCATAGACCAAACTAAAATCCGAACAGGTACGCGAGGCAAAGCACCTCCGCAAACCCCCGCGTACCAGCTCGCATTTCTGATAATATTTTAACATAAGCTCCGCGTTAAAATCTATTACTTTATATATGTCAACACCAAGCTGAATTCGCTATTGCCCCACGAATACGAAGAAATGAAGCGCAGTTGAGTTTTTGTGATCAAAGACAGTCCTAGTCTCTGATTGTCCTCGATGTGCGGTATCAGCGATTTTTGTGGAGAGGTCTTGAGGTTGCCTCCTAGTGCGATCGACCCGCTAACAGAGATAATCTCAAAGTTATCCGTCAATCCGATGATTTTATGATCAAAGAAAATGTTGGTGTGTTGAACTATATTGATTTTCCCTCTGACGACCTTGCGGTAGATCGGTCTACCGTCATACCACCTTTTTCCAGTGTCCACTTCTTCCATACAGTAATCACAGATAGATGGAGCCAGATGTCGTGGCTCAATTGAGCCATCTTTGATGGTGTCAGAGTTCACCCTGCCAGGATGAAGCACTATCATTTTGCGTAGATCGGTAATGTCGCTACTTAAAACCGATGTGGCTCCTGTGCGTTTCAGGACCCTAGCCAGTATTATGAATGGATTCGCTGCTCCGATGGCGGCCTGAATCGCCGATACGGTGGGGTCTGATGGTACGGTAGCTGGAGCGCCAGATACCGCCTTCAGCTTAAATACATCATTAGTGTTGTCTGTCACGGCTATACTGCCAGCAACGTCGCGATCAACATAGGCTACGATTAACGTGTTTGTTGGATTTGATGGCGACGCCGCATCTATATTGACCGTCTCAGTCCCCGCAATATTGATGTCATACGATGGATCTTTTCCGACCGAAGCTGTCCCCGCCTTAACGGTGACATTCATGCCGTTACCGGCCACGACCTCCATGCCATCCGCCACCTCCCCGTCGAACGCGTCTCGCAAAAACTGTGTCAGAGCGGCTGGGCTGTGCATGCCGCCACCGTAGTTGAAAACTCGTCTTGTCATCTCATATTTCCTTTCCGCGCCCGCCAGGAAAGGCTAAGAAAAATTGCCACCAAACGGTCGCAATTTATTGACTTTATTATACCACAGACAGCGTTCCTCTACCTGTTGCCACGACGAAAAATTTGAGTCGAATAGCTTCGTCGCCATAATAATTAACCCGAGCCTTCCATCGTTGCGACTCAATGTCTTCTACGAAATCTCTAACTACGAACACCTCTGGGCTGTCCTGTGGACTGTCAACATACTCATTTTTTACGTATATATCGAACCCCGCAGATCTTTTGCTTCTTGGGCTAAAGGTGATGGCCAATACTAATGGATTTTGCGCGGTAGTACCTGCCGGCAAAATTCCCTCAAAATCCCACTCATTAGAGCTACCTACCAAAAATGTTGTTATAGAGTCAGCGCCAACAATCTGCAGTTCTTTTCTTTCGCGTTGCTTTCTCTCCAGTGTCAGCAGACTACTGATGATATTCGGTTGTGAGCCGATTCTATTTACCACCATGGTATCCACTCCTCATAATCAACCGAGCACTCATCGTTTGCTATAATTTGAAACTTTAGATAGATTGGTTGCGTCTTTTGTCCTTTTACTGGCACGAACCATCTCTTCACATTCGATTGCTCTGGCGGCAGTGGAATGTCTATAACGTCAGTAATCGCCCACTCGACACTAGACTTAATAGCCAGACTTGCAACCAGGTTGTCAGAATTCAGTGCTCTAGCGCTTACTATGCACACTGCCCAGCCCGTATCGTCTGCTATTAGTCCCGGCCTAGACGGCAGGACTGACATGTCCCACCGATTTTTGGTTTCGGATATCTTTGCGACAATCTGATCAGAGCCTATGATTTGTGGCGTCTTCTCGTCCTCAAGCTCGCGCTCTAGTGACTTTATCTCTGCGATGTAGTCGTTGATACAAAGTCTACTCTTAACCATATAGCCCTACCCTCACAGACGTGTCCCCTTTATCAGTGCTCCGCAAACGAAAACGTACGCGTAGCTCGACCTCTTCGTCGCCTGGGGCTTTATAAAAAGCCTGAACCCGATATCTGTACTTCAACCTTTTTTCCGAAAAATCTATCGATCTCTTAAGGTGTCCGACCGAGAACACTGAACGACCAGAGGTATCTTCCTTAGAGCGAAAACATAGTCCTTGCCAGGGGCTATAAAAAGGCTCCCACTCTGTGCCGCCAATAGATAAGGACAAATAAGGATAAGCCACAGGTGAATCTTGATTCTTTGGAATGTACTCCATATCCACAAGCAGTGATTTTATGTTCTGCTGCGCACCTGTGCCGGGCAGTTTGGCAGCTTGGGTGTGTGTCACTGTTTGGCTGCCGTCAATGAAGCGGCGTACAAACTCAAATCTATCCCATAAATTATGCTCAGGCACTTGGTACGTCTGCACTCCTGACTTCACGCTGGTTAGCTGTGGCGTAGCTTTCATCTCAACTTGTCGAGCTCTCAAGCGCGCCAACATGCCAACGACGGTCTGTTCTTCTAGTTCTGTCAGCCTATTCATTCTCTTCCTGCTGTGCGATGACATCGTCGACGTTTAAGTTGTCAAAAGTCAAAGCCACCTCCTCCGCATCGTTTTCGTCTACATTGACCTCGATTTTTTCGATACGATAAAACCCTCGAATGTGCTCAAACATGATATAACCGCTCATCTCAGCGTAAATAGTGTCACCAACCCCAATGTCGTTCAAGTCTAACACTCCATCGGCTAATGTGAAGCTCGGCAATTCGCGAACGTCTTTTAACATCTCCAGTATACCGTTAGTGTTTTCTTGCAAAGTCTCTTCACGAATGACAGAGTTGAATGTAACGATTTTCTCACGACGATACAGCGCCTTACGCGAATATGAATCGGTAGCGAATGTGCTAGGCGCATCGTCGCCATTGCCGCTGCCAATCCCGACAATATAGTTAGCCAGGCTATCCACGCTACGTTCAAACCCGAAGCTTGCAACGTTGCCAGGGTAAACCAGTCTGATATCCGGCCGATAACTGCCCATCGCATCAAACGTATTGAATTTTTTGTCTGGCGTGAACTGAAAGTCTGGCCCGTTGATTACGTTACTTAGCCGCACTAGAAAATCCTTAACATTAGCGCGTTTCTGGTGGCGCTGTCGTGGATTTTTGCCAAGCGAGGTAAACTTGCCGCGTCGAACACCAAAATCACCGTCCTGTTTTCCCTGATGTTGAGCAATCACACCCCAAGCGATATCGCCTTGTCTAGTTTTGTCATAATCGGCGTCCACATAAGCGTCTTTGAAATAATTGAGATAGCCAGTGAAGCTCAGCTCAATATCAACTGATGGATCGTTCGGTGAAAACGCAGCCTTGATCAGATGTGCACCAACCCTCTCTTTGCCATTGCGCACAATCCTAATATCTGTTGTGCCGACATCCATAAAATCGTATGGTTGCATACCAGTCTTCTTGACATACTCTTCATATTTCGCCAAATCCATCCGAAAACTAACCGTCTCAGTAGCATTTCGTTGCTCGGTCCACTTCAAGCCTTGCGCTAGGTGACGAATATCGCCCAGGCACTTGCCATTTTTACTATAAACCTCGATCTTGTACTCCGCCATGGCTTAAATCCCTATATAACCACTCCTAAAGCGTAATTCAGCCTCCGTCTGCTCGTCCTGTTCGTCGGTCTGCAACTCAATACTGTTGTCGCCAGGTGTCAGTCCCCAAAAACTCGAGCCTGCTGCCTGCGAATCGTACACATTCATCCCATCCAAGATGATTGTCCTGCTTTTCATATCAATTTCTAGCCTTCCGCCAGCGCCAACGGTCAAAATAAGCTCCATCGTCTGATTTGTCGTGCGGTTGATTATCTTTGGATTTGTCGCCTTTGTGTGGATGATTATATTTGGTAGTATCGTCTCGTTTCCGGAGTTATTTATTGTGGCTGGCTGCTCATCTGGGCTGATATACAGCGGTAGTGTGAATGGTATAGTAAATCCGCCCTGACGCGTCTTGCGGATTGTCGCTAACAGCTCGCCGTCGCTATTGTCATAGAGTAGTGGGTCGTCTGCCTTGAGGTTGATTTTCCATTTCACTAAATTGAGTAGCTTTTCGATTGGCATTTCAACGCCGATAAGTACCACCTCTGTCGAATACACCTGCCCGCCGGGCGTTACCACTCGCAAAGTACCTTTATTTTTTACCAGCTGCGCCAGAATGGTGGCGAATTCTCGGCGCCGCTCCTCAGTCTCGTGTACCGTTCTGCCGAAAACCCGCCCACTAAACGAAATGAAGCGTGGTTCATACAGCTGTTTTGTTGTCCAGCCGCCATTTCGCCCGAGGTTAGTCCCTTGTGAGGTGCGAATCGCAGGCAATCCCGCCAAACCTTCGATAGGCTCGTCTAGGTGCATGCCAATCAGCTGGTCGTTTATCTGGAAATTGTTTAAGAATACTTGCCACATACTCGCCTCCTATGCTTGGCTCAATAAATACCCCAAATCACTAGCAACCATCTGCGCGTCGACCTTATCGCGCACGTTGTAGGTATTGTTCACAGTGATGTATTTTGTTATCTCGCCGCCCCCGTTATCAGTGCGTCTATTGATTTGCGCCACCAAACTTGCCATTTTGCTTTCTGGCACAACCCATTCATTCTGTCCGCCGTCACCGGCGTAAATGATCGAGCCACCGTTTGTTGGTGGCACGATACCACCGGTTGCTAGCATTGGTATCTTTGGAAAGTTAGGATGCTTACCTCCGAGTCCCGGAACCCAGTCTGGAACACTAAATCCATTCAACACATCGATTACACCATTGATAGCGCCGATAATTCCGTTGATTGGAGCCTTGACGAATCCGCCAATTGTACCCATAGCGTTACCAATTGCCTTAGCCGCACTACTGACACCGTTAGCGACGCCGTCCCACAATCCACCGAAGAATCTAGCCACTGGTTGAATTACATTTAAGTTAATCCAATTTGCAATTGGCGTAATTACGTTCATCACTCCATTTATAAAACCTCTCGTAGCGTCGACTACTCCATCCCACAGTCCCCTAAAGAAATTGGCAATAGGCGCAATAATATTGGCATTTATCCACTCAACAATTGGCGATATCACGCTCATTATTGCATTGATGATATCAGTAACAACACCCACGACAGTGTCGATAATTGCCGTCACGACTGCCACAATGGTATTCCAAATATTTCCCCAAACTTCAACAATAATTCCGAATACCTGTCCTATCGTTTCAATCATTCCGCCGATAAAACCGATTATCTGCGAGCCAATTCCAATAACTACATCGATAATTCCCTTGATGATATTGAATATCGCTTCCATGATCCTAGCTACAATAGCCACGATTAAAATAAAGGTACTGGAAATTATCTGCCAAATAGTCTGAAATATCGGTGCTACGGTTGCGACTATCGGCGCGAAAAAGCCAACAACTTTTGAAATTGCGTCGCTGATCGCATTGACGATATCGCCAACAACCTTGCCTGCGGTAGCCAGCGCGCCACCGACCACCTCACCTATCTTTCCAGCAACCTCACTAATAGTTCTAACGACCTCGCCGACGGTCTTAGCCACCTGCCCGAAAATCTTTCGGCCTTCTTCTGTCTGAGTAAAAAACCATACAAGAGCTCCGACAACCAACCCGATGGCCGTTACTATCTTCATCAGTGGGCTAGCATTCATGGCTAGAGTGAACAGTTTTTGTGCAGTAGTAGCTATAGTGACCGCACCCTTCCACAGATTAATTGCTACAGTATAAGCTTTGGTAGTGACAGTAGACATTTTGACCGCTAGATCGTAAGCGACAACAGCCCCAGTCAGTACCCCTACGGCAATTGCAACACCAGTAAACACCTCTTTGTTTTCTTTGACGAACTTGACCATATCAGCAACGCCCGTCAGAATGTTTTCTAATGTTTTACCAAATCCTCCCGCCGCACCAGACATATCCCCGCTGCCAAAAGCCTCAATAATTTTGGCAACTCCTCGCACTACTGCGGTTTTAGAGTTCTCTATCGCCGTTTGAATGCCGCCCGTACTGTTCCGGGCCTGCTGCTCAAAGCTCTGAAAACCATTTGCCCCCTCTTTATTCATCTTGGTGAGGGTATTCATGAAATCGTCCATTGATACGATACCGGTGCGCATGGCTGTGCCTAGGGCTGTCGTCATATCGCCGGTGCCATTTTTAACCGCAATCAGCTGCTCCAACAGCTCCTTGCCAGTTGACGACATTGGATTTTTCTTAGCATACTCCTGCGCCTTTTTGAGGTATATATCCAGCGCCGAGCCATTTTGGAAAAAGGCCTGAGCAATTTGCTTCAGCTGTGCTGGCATAGCGCTCTGCAATGCACGCCACTCCATCATGTCCGGCTTACCTTTAGCGTATGCCTGTGAAATCTGCTCAATCGCCGTAGCCTGAATGTCCATTGGTGCACCACCAGCCAGGATGGCGTTGTTTAGCGCCAGAAACATTTCGGTCGATTTACCGACATCACCATTTTTCGACGTCAAGCGCTGCACAGATGCAGCTGCGCTGTCCAATGATGTCGGCAACCCCTTAAGCGAATCGGCCATTCGTGTGATAGCTTTTTTGGACTGATCAGCGGATATTCCCAGATTACTCATAACTTTCGGGAAGTTGTTTAAGATGTCCACACGACGAATGGCGTCATCGACAGAGTTGCTGATCATGTCGAAAGCTTTGTGAACACCGGCAGAAATCAGGTTACCGGCAGCGACTGATACCGCACTACTGATACCGCTGAAAGCGTTTTTTGATTTATTACCAGAGTCGTTCGACTTATCAGCAAACGTGTTGACGGCCGCGCCAGCTTTATTCAAGGCGGAAATAAGCTGAGAGCTATTGCCCTTAATCACTAGAGTAAGCTCATTGCTGGCCATGACTAACTACGCCCTTTCGATATTTTTTCGTAGGACTCGGCTTCTAATTTGCTTTCAACCATACGCTTTGCCACAATCGCCTCTATAATCCACTCTGGCGTGTCTAGGTACTCATCGTATGTCCAACCATATTCTTTCAGTATTCCTGCTATGAATATTGGCTCTGAAACTTTCGATTTAACTCGACACGCACGCTCATAATCTTGCGCAAGCGCGGTTATCCTTTTGGGCTGTCGGATGGGTCCAGAACGCCTTGAATTTCTTTAGAAATAAGTTGAAAGTCTTCAAAGCTGTCAGACTCCATTAACGCCTCAAAAGAAGCTTCTGAACCTTCAGCTCCTTTGTAATTGATCAAGATAGTCTTGATGCCTAGATCGATAGCCGCCTCTTCATTACCTTTAACCTTCACAAAGGCCAACCGCATACGATTAGTGACTCGAGTACGTAGCACCGCCTCGCCTCCGCTCGGTAATTGAATTGTTTTGGTGTCTTGCATGAGTAATCTCCTTAATTAAAAGCGACCACTCTTATGGCAAAAGAAAAATTGCGACCGAAGTGATCGCAACTTATTACTTGTATTATACCACATACCGGTGATAATATTCGTAACATGAGTAGGGAAGTCGAAGTTCACAAAAAATACCTTGAAGCTAAAAACGAGGCTCGTAAAATCCAAGATAAATCAGAGCGCAAATCCACAATAAAGCGGCTTAAAGAGCAGTATAAAATAGATAAGCCGGTTGAGATATACGGAGAATATTTTGGCAGCCACAAAGCGATACAGCGCCACGTAGAAACATTAACTCTAGTTGCCTATAGCGACGGTATAGATTTATATTCTGGCGGCACATTTAATAGACGTAAAGAGCTACTAACAACTATACCGTGGTCTTCAGTGTTGGATTTTTCTTTCAACGAAGAATCTCACACCGAGAACTCAAGTAGAATTACCGCCACCCGCATGGTTGCACTTGGTGTATTTTCATTGGCCGCAAAAAAGAAAAGCGCCGAATCAGACCTTAAGTTGACGTCAACTCTAAAAACAAAAACCGGTGATATTGTTGTAGAATATAAGTCACACATAGATAACACTAAGTCGACAACGGGTACCATGATAAAATCAGTAGACGATAGCCTCGTAAGGTCTAACGGTAAGTTTAGGATATCAGTATTGAATCACACTAGAGATAGTAACTCTGATCAGCCGATCGTAATATAATACAAAAGCCCGCATGATTGCGGGCTTTTTTGGTGTGCGAGATTGTTAGTAGGTATATTTATTCACCAGTTTCGCAGTAATCGACTTATTGAAATCAGCCGTGTTGAGCAACATGACTGCATCAATTTTCTCGGTGGCAATGTCGCTGACGCCATAACTCGGCTCGTAGCCGCTAAATGCTGCGACAGCGATGTCGAATGTCAAGCTGGTGTTGGTTTTTGTGCCAGCCTTATTCTTGTCGTCGACAAACGATAGCCGCAAAGCCTTGCGCTCGTCATTATAGCTCATCGCGCGGTAGGTTTTGTCGCGGTATAGCTTCTCGATGGACACCGACACCTCGAACTCACCGTTCAGAATCTCTCCGTAGGTGTCTTTGGAATCCATGGTTTGCTGCGGCTGGAGATTTTTGGTGATGGTTAGCGTCAGACTCTTGATGTCTTTTGCCTCAGGTGCCGCGTCAAGCCCTGCCAAATCATCAGCAATCTTAAACATTGCGTGCTTCGGTAGGAATTCAGTGTCATCGATGGTGTATGTTACGTTACCACCACTGGCCTCCTTGCTCTTATGTGACTTAAATGCCACCTCCACTTTCGGAAAGTCGTCAGGTGTCCACGTAAACGTCACAGAGTCTGCCATCGCGTAGGCAAATTGCGCCGACAGGTTTGGCTCTTTGATCGTCATAGTTGCTGATATATGGTTGTTGTCGTCTCTCAGCGTGAATAGATGCTCCTTGGCGGTAGCATCGGCCTGTACACCGGTGGTGGTTGGCTTTTGTCCGAATGCTAGCGCTAGCCAGTAGTACAGCCCCTTGACCCACAGCTTTGTCGAGATTGAGCCGTCGCCCTCGACCAGCACGTCGGTTTTACCGTTGTTTTTGATGATCGTGCCAAGTGCCGACTCGTTCATTTTACTGGTTGGCGAATCCTTAAAACTGATATCTAAGTGCGGCGCCCCATACGTTGGTGCTACCGCCTTGCCCTTGTCGTTCGGATCTTCCAGCCCGATACCGACAGCAACTTTTCGTCCTGAAAATGTTGGCATTTTCTTTCTCCTTTGTTATTACCTAGGTAACAAAAAAACGCTTCCCGCAAAGGGGCAAAAGAAAAATTGCGACCTTCGGAGACCGCAATTTGTTATTCTAATTATACCACAATCACGATAATAAGTCTGGACGGAATTGCGCATGTTTAACCTTAAACCGTACAATGGCCTCGGCGGTAAACAGACCCTTATCGCGTGGCGTGGCGTCAAACTCCACCGTCGTCTCCTCACCGGCATCAATCCATACACGCTCACCTGGGTCTTGATTAGCTCTCAGCGCGCCGATAATACTGCCCTTTCGTAGTGTCATATCATCGTGCCGTGCCGCCACTAATTCCACCAGTTCAAGATGGCTGCGAGCGTCTGTCCCCTGATTAAAATCTTTGGTCATATCTACAACCACACACAACACGATCGCCATATTGCTCTCGACTTCGCCGCCGGCTGAATCGTGAATTTCATAATCATTATCAAAACTGATAAACGCCATCGGCCGTGTCAGCTGGCTTTTGTTTATGACAACAGGGTCGCCATAACCATACCGACCACGCAGAATTGCCGGGCCGTCCTTTTCTAGAATATCCTTAATCTGCTTAAGTATTGGGTCAACATATTTAGCCATGGTCTTTCCTCCTGTTACATTATGTGGCGCTGGAATATACGCGTTATTTCTCTTGCTTGCTGTTCCTCAATCGCCATCATTACGCGACGCGGCAGATATTTACGTGGTTGGCGCGACTGATGATACTTAAACTGCGGACGCAAGTTGGATATTTCTGCTTGCTTCGTGTATATTCTGCTGCGAAAGCCACGCCGCATTGCACCAGTTTTCTCAAGCATTCGCCACGGGTAGGCTTTTTTGCGTCGCTTCCACTTACCCCAAACACCACCGCGTGAGCCAAAATTCTGGTCGATTACTTTCGTTGTGTAGTCCACCGACTCTTTGAGCGGCGCTTGCAGGTTTTTGGCCTTTCGTCCACGTGTATCTAAGTCCCGCAAAACTTCTTTGCGTCCCTCGACAGAAAATATCAACTGCAAGCCCATCGCTTAATCCTCGCGCTCATAGCAGTCGTCATTGCGCGGATGTCGTCTGTCTGGGAAATCACCGAACAAATCACCGTCACATCGCGCACCAACAGCGCCAAGCCCAGCGCTCAGGTCATCGCTGCCATCACCGCAAACACCACCAGATTTCACGAATTCCAGCATATCTTGCTTGACAGTCTCGAGCCGCTTATAGCCATCTTTGCTTGTGCCCTCAATGTCTTGGTTAAAGCCGTATTCACGGATCAGCAATCGAGCGGCCGCATAGTTGGTACACAGCTCCACTACCCTGCCTGGGATTTCGCGACCATATTTGCCATACGGTGCACAGGGGTCAACTCCCTCCATACTCTTATCGATCCACGCCATTGCCGCTTTGCGTGCCAACTCTACTACACGTAACGGCACGGAGGCGTATGAATAGTCAATCGTCACCACCGAATCATTCTTTGGCGCTTTTTCTAGTTCAATCACGCCAAATGCCTCGTTTACGCTAACAGCCTTAACTGGCACACCGTCAACAAACACGATAAAATCATCAACAGTGACTGTATCGTCGAAATTACGATCGGTGATAGGCTTGCGATCGGTTGTAAATGTTGTATTTATTCCATCAACCACGCCACTCAAAGCTACGCCATTTTCAACATGGTGTAGCCCTGCCTCCTCGAGTATATCTTGTAGTGTTGTGTAATACGCTGTCATTTGCAATTTATACCTATCTCATTCTGGCAGCGGAAATACTCCTATCCGCTGCCATGTCAGAAAGCTATTCGCTTTGCTCAGAAAGAATGTTTTTAACTTTCTTCTCGGCTGCCTCTTGCGATTTAGCCATTGTTACGCCAAATCCGTCAACCCAGAAGGCTTTTTCAGCTTTCTTGTTTTCAGATTTTGGCTGGCTGGTCTGCTCTGGAGCTTTCTTGTTTTCAGATTTTGGCTGGCTGGTCTGCTCTGGAGCTTTCTTGTTTTCAGATTTTGGCTGATCTTCCATGACTTCCTCCTAAGAACCCACCGAACCGGCAATTAATCGATAATTAGCGTACGTAGCGTCGAATCGTCCGTCTGTACCCCACGTGTAAACATCTTGGTCTTCCTGTCGATCCTTTAAGATTTGGCGTAGTGGGCCAGTCTTACGGCGCTCGAACACCTCAACCGGCTTGATCTTGCGCCCTAAGCAAGCAACATACCAGCTGTTGTCTGTGATTTGTGGAACAACCTTAATCTTTGCAGTGTGATAATTAGTGTTACTTTCTCCACCAGCGAGATTCTCTTTCTCGATAATGGCACGTGCCTTGCTTTCCATTGTCGGACCAACGATCAGCGTGTCAACGAGATAGCCGAACGGCTTGCCGTTCTCCGTCTTCTGAGTTTGCACTTTCAGTCGAGCAGCCTCATAGTTAGCAGCAGTCAAATCTCCAGTCTGCAAATTCTTGTGTTCGGCAGAGAAGAAATTGTAGCCGTCGGCAGACTTTGTGGTAAACCCCTTGTTAATGGCTTCGATGGATAAAGCTGAATAGATCAACTTGTTTTCAAGAGCCATCTCTTCAATAGCCGTTTTGTAAATACCCAAGTCGTCGTCTTCAATATCCTCGCCGTTGATGGCAACCGACTGCTCCCATTTGCCGATCTTCTGCATCTCAACGCTAAACGAGAATGTGCCTGGACGACGCTCACTCTCCCAACGCCTCATTCCTGGTACAGCGGTCAGGTTCAAGACACGCGCAAAGCCAGATTTATTTGGAGTGACGGCGTACAAGTCTTTTGCAACATCGTCTGTTTCTTCACTCATCGCCTTGCGAAAGACCGTTTTGACGTATAACTCCGCACGGTTGAGCTGTGTAGGATTCAAACTCATCTCCTACTCCTTTCTATCGTAATTTAACCCGAACCGACGTAGTCGATTCTATTTTAGTAATGATGCCAATTGCTACGGCGTCAGAGCCAGCAGCCAACCCAACGGTGTTGTCGTCAACAAGCGCAACACTTTTACCGACATTAGTTTGAACGCCAACCGCGGCAGCACAGTTAAAGCTGACAACACCCTCGGTGTACACACGCACTAGTCCACCGTTTACGGTTTCTTGTGCGATGCCCACGAAGGGTTCCTTCGGCGCGCCTGCATGAGCAAAGCCATTGCTTGCGACCGTCACAGCAGCACCATGAAAAATCTTATTTGTTCCCGCGTCAACTTCAACCAAATCACCAGTCTGTCGGCTGTCGTCTCGCGGAGCTGTTAGATTAGCCATTTGCTATTCTCCCTTTTCCTGACGTTTAGTTTCTTTCAGATCGTCTTCGCTAATACCGAGGTCTGTCAGGGATTTCTCGTCCTCAGTCAGCGACACTTCATCGCCGCCACCGTCGCCTTCGCCGTCAGCTCCTTTCTCGTCGGTCAAGTTCAGTTTTGGACTCGCCTCGATAAACTCACTTAATAACGTATCAACGGTCTTGGTTTCATCATCAGATAGGTGGATTTCAGTGCCTGCGGCCTCAGACAGTGCCATAAACGCATCCTTTTGAGCTGGCACCACCTTGCCATCACTCAGTAATTTGCTAAACTTTGCCTCAGCATCGCGCTTTGCTGCTGCGGCTTCCTTTTCTGCCAGCGCTGCCTCACGATCAGCCAATGCTTTCTCGCGCTCGGACAGCTCATTCTCTTTATCGTCGTCTTTTGGTGCCTCAGCGTCAGCGATTTGCTGCTTCACAGCTTCTGCTTGGTCTTCTGGCACTTCAATCTCAGCACCAGCAGCAACGGTTGCGGTTTTGTCCTCGCCGTCCTCTTGCCATTTGACCTCCACGTCAAATTCGCGGTCATTCTTAACTTTTACGTTCATAGCTTCGTCGTCCTTTCTTTCGTTATTAACTTGGCTATCGCTGAATAAAATCGCTGGCACATCGTCAGCAAGCGGCATAAACTGCTGCATGCCTTTAATGTACGGATCAACCACTAAGCCGACATGCTTGAGCAGTGCTCCAACTCGCTTGCCAGTTCTTTTATCGAGATAGTCAGTTTCAAAGCCCATTGAGACATCGGGTATGTTGTGACTTTTGATAGCCTCAGCTGTTGCATTGTCGCGGATCTCAAGGGTCGCATCGATACCGTCGTCAGTGATAGACATCTCAATCATCTCGCCCTTATTTAACGCTGCCAGTTCTGATGCTGTTTTAGGGTGCCCAAGTGGCACGGCAACTACACCGTATTTGCCGCTGTCAAAATTAGCTTTCATCTCTTCAGCTAATTTTCGATCAAGCTTCATCGTTCCTTTGCCGTTCGGGTTGACATAGTCCCCAAACTTACAAATCTGTTTTTTGAAACGCCTGGTACTGCCAGACTCATCTGCCAGCTCTACTCTTGTATCTCGATTGACAAAAATATACATGCTCATACCTATCTTTCTTGGTATGAATTACGACTGCGTACAGGCGAGAAAGTGGAGTTTTACAATATCAACTGAAATCGTAAATATTTGTATTGCAATGATTCAAGAGAGTATTCACAGAGGGTAACTTCCGGTGCCAAAAGAAAAATTGCGACCTGCACGCGATCGCAATTCATTACGACTATTATACCACAAGGATATGTTAGCAACAACTATTCATTGTTATCTTTGGATTTAATAGCTTCAGGGTGTTCATTAAAGTAGTCAGATTCCATTTGCCAGATGTGGTGTAGACGTCTGGTTGTTTGGCTCGGTTTGTAATTTGGATCAGCAAGACGTTTCTTGGAGCGCTCGTATGATTCGTCAATCTCTCTCAGTAAATCCTCAGTGAGGATACTATCGTTGCTATCATCCAAGTATTTTGTATCGTCTGTCATCTCCACCTCCGCTACTATAACTCCATTATCCCTCTTTGAGAGATTTTTTACAACAAACTTCTTGCCTCGAGATAGTAGGTACTCTCGTTCATTAATTGTTGAATTGACATTATTATCTGCCAATGTTTTTTCAATGTCCAAATATGGCATATTCTTAGGTGCACGAAATACTAGGATGTATTTTTGCCAATCAGCTTTCTCGGCAAATTCCATTGATATGTCGCGGCTTGTCGATGTTGACAGAAAATTAGGGTTGTTTATCTCCTCACCTACCTTCAAAGGCTTCTTGAATCCTACACCGCGGTATAGTAATACGTCGTCCTTCAGAGTCATTCTCTTAATCGCTTTATCTAGCTGTTTTATGTCATTTTCAGCATACGGATTCATAGGATGATTGCCTAGCAGCGCCTGGTTGATATTAATATATCCATTTCCCTTGTACGCCTCAATGCTCGATAGCTCCGCCTTTGTGTATTTTGATGCTCCAGGTATCGTATTTGCCAGCTCAGCTTTGGTTGTTCTCTGGATATATTCCAGCCGCTCAATGAGCTTATTATCAATCCCTGTCACTGCCGGCAACTTATAGCCCTTGTTTAGAGCCGACACTCTTACCCAAATACAGCCACAGTTGATGTGTTTTGGCGGCCGTTGGAACGTAGTTCTGCGTTCGTTGGCAGAGATTACCTTGCCGTCTAGCTCAGCGCAAATTGGACAGGTGTTTTTCTCCATCCGCGCCGACCACTGATAGACAGCCGTGTCATCATCTTCATCAAACGACGCGAAACTATCGTTACGCCCGTCATTCATACCTTGTGAGATAATAGTGCCTTTAGTGCCGAGCACCGCTTGAGTGATCCAGGCACTCGTCAATAATCCTACTGATTCAAGCAGCGCATGGCGGGTGGCTTCGCCAACATTGTTAGAGCTGATAGCATCGACAACATCCTCATCAATATCGTCATCATCAGCCAGGTTGATTGGTTGCTTCAACTTCTCGCCAGCGATAATATTGCGCACGTCTTCGGTCTGCATGTTGATAATAAAGTCAACATATTGTTTCTCGCGTGCCTTGAGTTCCTTCTTCAAGGCTGGTGCTGGCAGTTTCTGTTCATCTGCCGCGGATAATTTACCATAGTTGTAAGCCGTGCGATATTGTTTTGCCAGCAGTGCAGAATAGCTATCTGGCAACGTAAACTCCTCATCGAGTGAGATATTAGCTACCGCTTTACGCAATTCCTCGGTCGCTGCGGTTTCAAAACTCGCCTCCTGTTCAGCCATCCACTTTTCGATCGCGTCAAACTTGACCCGCTTCTCGGCGTCGGTCATCTCACGGTCGACTGCTACGTGCTCATGAGGTTCAGGTGCTACTACTTCACTGGAGGTACTGTCGTTCTCACCTAGAAATTTGCCGGCGTCGCCGCCAGAACCTCCATCTTTGTCATCATCCACGTTTTTGTTCTCTTTGCCAGCGAGCTTGTCGTCTTCCGCGTCTTCCTGTCGTCGTTTTTTAATTGCTTCTAGGTCAATGCCAAGTCGTGTCGCTGTTGATTCCTCAATTCCAGCAGCAATATCATCCGACACCTTGTCTTTTTGCACAAGCAACTTGAACGCCTCAAATACCGCCGAGATAATCGACTCATCCGGTGTGTCAAAGTGAAATTCTGGATAGTGTCGCTCAGCAAAATTCAAGTCGATGAGGTCGGCGATGAGGTACTGATTGATATGTGCCTCCAGTAACCGCATGACACCGGTGATAGCCGTTTGCAACAGATCTTTTTGATTGGTGCTCAAACTGTACGAGCCGACATTGCTTGCCGAGCCCTGGGTTGCAGTTAAAATAACGCTTGCGTGAAACGCTCTCGCCATCTCAGAATTCTGCCGCTCAATCGATTGGTGTGGATCGCGACCCTCTGTGTTCAATACATCAAGTTCGTAACCGTATGGCAACGATGCTACGGAATTGTGCTTGCCGAGCCTCCCTAGCACCTCAAGCGCCTTGTTGCGCGCCTTTTTCAGCTGGTCGGAGATGACACCGTCAGCAGTGCGTCGCAAAACTTTCGGTTTGATGGCGTCAGCCTGCAAAGCAATACTATCCAGGTACTCTAGTCGCCGCTTCTTATCATAGCGTGGATACAGTGGCTTGAACGCGCTGCGTCCATAAAGATAGCTTCGACTCTTGCCATACGTAAACAGAAAACACTTCTGTGGTGGCAACATCACGTCATGATAGACGCCGTCTACACCAGAGGCTTTTTGCCTTGCCCCGCCAAAGCCACCCTCACTATCGCGAATAAGCGTTAAAGTGGTGCTGTCTCGGTGCGCCAGCCGTTTAATTACTAACTTATCTCCGCGCACCTCATAGACCTTTTCAAATAGTGCAAACCCTTCATAAATCGCGGCTAGCGACTGGTCGATGAACAAGCTCATCGGTGTCTGTATTCCGCCTTTATGCGGTGGCTCTAGTAGATTGCGTCGCACAAACTCAGCTTGAACTTCCATCTCATCGTTACTGTCGGCGTCAATATGATACGTTGCCGCCAGAATACTCATGGTAAAGATGTTATACAGCGCTTCAACGGTCGTGTCGTTGTCGAGCATTTTGCGGTAATCTTCAATTTTGATGTCATCGACCCGCGACTCTTCCTGGTCAAACCCTTCAAAAACAATATCGCCCGCAAAACCAATTTCACTCGTTAAGTCTTTAGGCTTTTGCTGGTTGTTGGTTCTATTAAAAAATGCCACTGGTTATCTCCTGTCTCAGCGGCTGCCTTCCTCAAAAGAAAATTGCGGTTACTCAGCCGCAATTCATAGCTTGATTATACCACATAATCATCATCCGACCAATCTTCTTCATCTTCGTCGTCTGCGCTTCTTCTTTCGTGATACGCTCCGCTCTCATTGAATCCATCAGAGTCTTGACCTACCCCCTCCACCAACAACAGCTTCACCGCATAAGCCACTGCGTCAACCATATCATCATGCGTCCCCTTCGGAAATTCAATCAGCTGTTCACGAAACGCCTGACCGTTCTGAATGTTTTTCACAGTGTATACCCTGCCCGCCTCAAAGAATCGGCTCACCGCCAGCAGTCGCCGCACCTTGTCTTTATCGGGCTTCAAGCCAGTGACGGGTAGTCCCTCCAGCAAATCCCGAAACACCAACCCTAGCACGCCCTCCTCTATACCAATCACCTGCGGTTTGTATATTTCATCAAGCTCTTTAACCGTCTTGGCAGTGACGCTCGGCGAGATTCGTTGGTTGCGTATCGCACGTATATAAACATTGCCATCAGTATATAGATCGGCAACAATCATAGCGGTAAAATCGGCTGTTTGGCGCTCACTGGCGGCGGGGTCAATTGTCAGCACTCGTGCTATCCTCGAGTATTTATCTGGCACCTGGCTCGGATCGCACTCTTTAATCCAATCAGGCTGAATGATGGCATCCTCTTCGCTGAACGGCTTGTGCTGATACTCCTGCGCAAAAGTAATGCTTCCAATGAAGTCCTGATCGCTCGGGTCATCTCGCATAGCCCTCAGCTTCTCTAGACTGCGGTGCTCCGGCCACAAAGCCCGCTCCGTGCCATCCTCTTCCGTGGTGATTGCGTAAAATACCCGCGTTTGCCAGCTCTTAAACACGTCTTGCTGCTTCATTACCTTGTTTACGAGGCTGTCAAAGTGAAGAATCGTGCCGATAATGACAGCACGTCCACCTCTAGCTAATGCTGGTATAGCCGCCTTGGTAAACCAATGGTACAGCTTCTGGCGCTGCTCGGCGCTCTTGATGTTTTCATCGTTCTCGATGTCGTCAAATATCATAAGCGTCGGACGGGTATGCCGGTGGCGAATACCTCGGATCTTCATGCCAGATCCTTTAGCGGCGTATTTAATGCCATTGCTCAACACAAACTCACCATCTTGCCAATCGTCACCCTTCATATCACCGAATAACCACTTGATTTTTGGATTGTGCTCAAACTCATCTTTCAATGCGTTGATAAACTCAGCCGCCTGCGTGTAAGTATCGCTGATTATCACTACGAATTCTTCTTGCTCAAAACAGCCTGCCCACAGCGGATAAGTCATATCCACCGTCGTCGATTTAGCATGACCACGGGGCGCGATAACGCCAACTCGTCGGTTATCCTTATTGCTAATCAGGTCCAATATTTCTTTATGAAACGGTGGCGTTTCCAGTGGAAAGTATGGCCGTGCCACAAACCAGCCGAACAGATGAATATTCTCCCGCCGCTTGAATATTGCCAGCAAATAGCGGCGCAACCTGTCGCGGTCACTGTTCCAGTATTTATCGCAAAGCCGCAGAATATCCGCCCCGGTGAGGTTAGTCAAAGATGGCTGCTTTGAGCTCGTCGTCATCAATATCGCCTTCCTCTTTTGCTTTCTTTAGCTTCAGGTCTCGCTCGTCTCGCCAACCACAGACATTTTTCATAGTAAATATAGCAAAGCTCGCCGACGTAGCACCGCTCAAGCCGATGTCCACAAGGAACTCTCGCTGTAAATCCTTAGCAGTCTCATAGGCTTCAGCGAACTCTGGATGCTCATTGCACCAATTCTTCAAGGTGTTTCGGTGAACGCCAATCTTACGCGCAAAGCCTTCAAACCACGGAAAACGCTGTGGCAGGCGCCGTGAGACGTATTTGCCGCCTTCGGTGCCAATTGTCTCCTGCTCTCTAATAATTTCCAGCGGCTCAATTGAGAAATAGTCGATGAGCTGTTGGCAATATTCTGGTTTGTATTTCGTTGGCTGTCCTGGTTCAGGCTGTTCAGGCTGTTTTGATAGCTCGATAGACGGCTTTTTTGACTTATCCTTAACAATCCCGCGCAGCTGTTGCTTCGAGTTTTTGCGATTAGCCTGCTTGCTGTTTCGCCTGTTCTTGCGCATCATTTTTCGGACTGCCATGATAATCTCTCCAAATAAAAAGCGGCTCTTCCGATCCGCAATTTCTAGAGATATTATAACATAACCCGCCCCCAATTTTCGTGAGGACGGGCCAGCTACTACTTAACCCAGTAAGGAACCAATATCTTATCGCCGCAAACGGCCGCTTCTTTTAGGCGCACAACAATATGTCAACCATCTTGACCGTTTCGTCAAGTGATCAAGGAGAGTAGATCGTGTGAGCAAGCTCTCCCAATCCATCTGACAATCTTCCAACCACGACACATAGCTCTTGGATGCTATTATACGAATTCTGTATGTGCTCAGCCTGCTTTAACATCCTTTTGTTTTGTTTTTCTAAACTCTCCTCTAAAAGCCTGATCCTTCCTTCTAGAGCCTCGGTCTCGCCAATTAGCCTGCCGAGTTCTACATGGATATTGTATTCTTGCTTATTATCATTCATTTCTGACCTCCTATTTTACTACCGATTCAATAAACTCAATCGCTGCATCACAGCCCTTACAAACAACAGTCTGAATACCAGCCTCATTGAGCGTTTTAATCCACTGTTTTTGATTCGCCGATGTTACGCCTCCTTTCCTGCGTTTCATTTCGACAGCAACAAGACGATGATTTTTACCATAAATACCGTCGCCTCTAACAACAGGATCGTTTCCATAGTGTATGAACTCCATTGTTGCGTCGCTATATTCTGCTGGGACTATCACGAATAAATCTGGAACTCCTGAACTCACGCCAAGCTTCTTATTCTTAATTCTCTGTTTGTGGCTTTTGGTGTATGTTTCGTTAGGCACTCTGAAACGGGGATAGCCGTTATCGTCCAGCCATTTAACAAACGCCTCTTGCTCTTGGTCCTCAGTCGGGTTTTCTATATTTGCGAGATTAGACATCTTCAACCCCCTTCACAAAAAACAGCCATCGCGTCATTCCAGATTTGTCGCCGAAAGCTGGTTTTTGAGGCAATATTTTTAGTAGTTCAGTTGTTTTAATATCGCGCTCGCTCCACTTCATTGCCACAACACAGCCAGGCTTTACGACACGCAAACACTCACTCAAGCCTTTGCTCAGAGTCTCTTGCCAGGTGCCTTTGTCTAATTTGCCGTATTTCTTGGCAAGCCAGCTGTTCCTGCCACAGTTGATGAGGTGGGGTGGATCGAAGACGACGAAATTGAAAGAGTTGTTAGGCTCGTCCAGATTGGTGAAGTCGGCAATGTAGTCAGGCTCGATATTTAGCGTTCGGATCGCTCCGCGGTCTTTTATCTCGACTATCTCGCTTCTTTTATCAAGGTATAGTATATTCGGGTGGTTTTTCTCAAAATAAAACATACGACCGCCACAGCATGGATCTAGGATTGTCTGCATGGCCATTTCTCCTTTTGCCTCTCTAATTTCTTTAATAAAACGCTCAGTCAGCTTTTCGGTGTCGCTATAATAGGGAATTCTATCAAACGGTTGAGCATCAGCGTATTTGTCCAAAAACTTGTTTAGTTTCCTAGCGTCTTTATTAAGCAGATGTCCGCATATTCTATCAATCGGTACCGCTTCAATGAGCGTACTATCAAAAATAAAGATATTCATCTGAACATCGTTCGCAAATGGTCGACGACAAATCCAAATAAATTCACGCATCACTTACCCCTTTTATCTTTGACGTCCCATAGCACACCATCACAGGCAGATACCACTGGCGGACTACCCAATATGGATACCAGTAGACCTCAAAACATTCAATAAAGGATCTTTTTTTGATATGCCGCTTCGCAGAAGCAATAGCGTCGTCTCGATCCTCGAAAGCAACAACCTTGCCAATAGCGTTCTTGAGAAAATAATCTTCATTAGTGCGTGGATTGATTATCCGAATAACGTTCACTGAATCAGGTTGTCTGCTCATATCTCCCTCCCATCTTTAAAGCATTTATCACTACCCATTTCTCCACCGAGAGATTTACAACGAGCCCGTAGCTCAATATAATCATCGAGCCTCTCGCCAACGACCCTTAGTCCTACAGTAATCAGTAAGCTAAATATCACTAAAACCAGTAAAGCGATTAGCCCTGATTTAGTTGATCGTTCACTATCTTTCATCATTCTCACCTCTGTTATTTTCGTTGATCGTTGGTTGATTGGCTATTGAGTAATGGCCGTCTTTATCTAACATGTTGTATCTGCGCAGAATACTAAAGGCTGATTCTATGACTGACAATCCACCTGTAGCGTACACGCCGTCACCAATCACGTAGCCATATTGATACACTACTTCCAATGCAAAATCGACCAATTCTTCATGCAACTCTCGTTCGCTCCTATCAACAATTTTTTCGATATCGGCAAGCGCAGAGAGCTTTAAACTATCCCATCTTGCAACTGAGTTAGGCTCATCACTAGAGCCACAACAACCGCAACCAGCAAAAGCTCTAGCGGCAAGCCACCTAAAACGACACTCTAAGCGATAGTCTATCTCTGATTTAACACTAGATTTCATTGACGTCTCCTTTCTTATGTCCACAAAATTAGTGGTTTAGTTGACATTCGCTCTGAAAATTACTATCGCACTCGGAAACGGTGCTGGATTGGGCTGGTCGTCGAACTTAAGTCTGCCTCTGATATAACGGATTTCAGTAGCCTTCATACAATAATCGTGCCACCAGCGAGTGTCAGTTCGGCTGGGTATTAAAAACACGACTGTTTTGCCTTTCTTCCATTCTTGGTAGCCTTTTTCAATCCATTTTGGTAGCTCTCTGCCGTATGGTGGATTGACGTAGTTTGTACCCCCCAATCGCTCATCAGCCCATCGACCTTACCGTCCCAATTAGCAGGGCAAGGGTCATGGTCAAAATTAAACTCTGAATCAAGAACCTGATAGACTGCTTTTGGTGTCCGCCAATCCATTCTTAGTGAGCTAAAATGTGGTTTGGTCATAATATTCCTTATCTACACGATTTCGTGTAGTTTAATTCAACTTCTCAACCTTGATGTTATCAGCACACCCCCAAGGAGCTGACACCATCATAAAGATTTTACTTTTTATAACAACCACCTTGACATTCTTGTCTCTTGCGGCTTCATTTACCAATTTGATGTATGGTGAGTTCGGAGGCAGACAGAATTCACTCTTATTTTCTTCTGTCACTACAGTGGTTTCTGATGCGCGAACACTGAAGTATGTATTGCCACTGAGTATATCATTGTTTCTGTTGTTGTAAACAATGCCCGAAGCTACAGATTCAGAAGTCTCCCATCGTATTAACGACGAACAGTATACAACAGATATGAGTACTGCGATAATCACAACCAACAACATAATCTCTAGATATCTCCTTTTTTTATGCATTTAGACCCCCTTATCTTTCATAGGTTGCTTCAACCGCATAACTGGTTGGCTATATAAGGTGATGATTTGCCGAGTTTTGAGTTTTTAGTTTATCGAGCGTTACCTCAGTACCAGCTTCTCTGCTGGGTCAAATGGTCAAGCCATCTAATTAATACTTGCGAACTATTTATATAGCCAATTGGCAACACCAGGTGTATAGCACTGAAGCGTTTGTTAATTTAATTGATGTTGCCAGTTGAGTAGACGATAGGCAGGCTCTCGACTTCTACACTAAGGGTACTGCTATCACAACAGCCCTTCATTTTTCAATGGTGATAAAACTCTTACCTTTAAGTTACTATCATCTACCCAGCTATGCGGTTGAATTATTAATGTTCTAGCTTTTAGAAATTGCTATTTGATATGTCTCTCAATGCGCCCCTTGTGCAGATTGCGATAGAAGTATTTTTTGAACCAGCCAGCGGTCTTTTTCTTTGGTTCTCTTGGCAGCTTGAGCTTGCCCTTTAGTTTGTTGTGTGACCAGTAGTCGCCATTAACAGCGTACCTCACCAAAACGTCTACCGCCTCCTCAGTTTCTACGCAGTTCATGTCGACAGAGAAAATGTCCTTGAAATGGTTATCCCACGTGAGCCCGTCTAGGTAGGCGAGTTTCTCCTCGTTCCCCTCTAATTGAATCCAAAAAACCCAATCTTCTACATCGCCGTATTCTGTTACTCCTACGAAGCTAGTCACTCTCAACTCCTTTCTATTTAATTCTGCTCAGTTTAGCGACTTGCTCAGGTCAAGACTTTATTCAGCAGTCGGCTCGCCGAACTTCTCTATGAATAAATTGAGTGCATCTGCTGGCATTTTGCCAAACGCCACTCGACTATCTTCTTGTACGTTTGTGAAAGTACTGTCATGACAGAACCATGAATCGCCGTCTGATTCTATAATTAGGCTTGGTATTTTGGATGGTGCGTATTCTTGCATCGCTATACTCCTTTGTTTAATTGATTTTTACCCAGTTTATTGACTTGTGGTGGGTCATTGGTTGGTGGCGTTTATGTGTCGTGTCTGTATCAGGCGCTAGTCCTCTACTACCATAGATATCCTTCGTTTTTTATGACATTTAATACACCCTATCGTGACAAAATAAGCTCGGCCTTTGCTGTAAACAAAACCTGCAACTATGTTCTTGTCACTACGGTGCGGCTTGATCGTTTCTTTATATCGTCGCCACTCGTGCGTGCATACATCTTTACTCTTAGTGCTATCAGTCAGTCTGCGTTGCCTCAATAAGGCCAGCTTCTTGTGCAGTTTAGTCTTTACTTGATTCAGAGGCGTCATAGTTTTCCTTCGCTAGTTATCGCTCGCTGTTTACGCTTGCGGCGTTGTTTTTTGCGAAGTGCTTTTTTAGTCATTTGGATCCTCGATCGTGCCACCGATCGACTCAAGGCGTTCAACGAACTCTCTAGTCACATCCGAGCTGTCAAAACCAAGATAATCTAACTCAAAACTGATATTGCAGCTAAATCCAACTGCGCCTAGAGCAGGCATTGCCTCATAGCATAAGCTATAATATTTATCTTTAATGTCAGCGCTAACTAACGCTAACTTTCTGTCTTGAATCCAGATTGTCAGCGGTACCGATTGATTACCCACGGCTACCTCCCGAAAATCTATCTAAATATCCATTGTCAGTTAATTTACTCAGCTGTTCTTCAACCGCTTCATTAGCCAGCCTTTCGTGAATTCGTCGAGCTCGCCAGTCGCGTATTCTGCTAACTAACATTTCTAATAACTTCATATCTTTCTCCTATAAGCCAACGACCCAAAGAATTAGTTTGACTAGACCGGCTATAATGATTACCCCGATCAGTGAAACTAAAATTCCGCCAATGACATAGCCCAGGATGTCTATTATCGCTTTAGCTTTGTTTCTCATTTGCTCCTCCTTTAAGATTATTGTTGTCGACCTCTCAAAGCTGCGGGCTCTTACTATTTACACCCCCCAGAGGTGCGGATAGCGTCAAAAAGGTACTAGGTGCTTTGATAAAAGCTATCCTAAAATTGCGATACTACCCGCAGCTCTG